TCATAGGCGTCGGTTTGTGCAGGGGAATATTACAGTTACCGCTTGCTAATGCAAGTAGCGCGTGTAACACATCGTACTTACACTTAGTGGCGTAATGCCCTTTGTTGTAGTAACGATATGTATCGATATTTGGCACATTTGCCATTTCTCGATAATTTCCCTTCATCCATTCGTTGTAGATACTGAACTCATCTTCCGTTTCCGGGAGATACCTCATTAGGTCCTCGCTAAGTGCGAAGACCAATGGGTGGTTCGGTTCTACAGTCACCTGTTCGACTTTCTTTGGAACATCGGGCTTGTTAATCCCGATGGTTGTTGTCCAAAAGACATAATTCCTAGCGATTGTTAGGAGTCTTTCTAGACGCTCTTCTGGAAGGGCTGAGAGTTTCTCGCCCCAGGACTCTGGTTTAACCTCTATCAGTGGAGGCATTCCAGTAACCTTTTCCGGAAGAGACAACATGTCGACTACCATCTTCCCACTTGCATGGGTTGACAGTAGACAATCCAAAGACGGGCCGAGGTATTTATCCTCGTACCCTCTCTCTCGGGCAATCCTAACTAGTTCCAAGAACTGTTCTGGTTTGTCCCGTACCGATTCCATAAGATGCACAGGGAGACCTGTTACTTCTATATGGTTTCGGAAGAGACGCTTAGCAAACTCGGCAGAGCCTTGTTCGCTTTGCGTGCACTTAGAGAGTGAGATGGAAACTCCGAGTGCACGGATTGTATCCGTGTACATCTTGTACACCTCATAAGAGGAGTCAAGTGTATCGTCCCCAAGTATCAAATACTGATGTTTGATCCCTACTTTGTAGGCACACCACTGCTTTACAGCATGGTGAGTTGCGGTCGACACCGGCCATGAGCTTAATACGCCCATGGGGTTACCACAGGAATATGTCACTCCACCCAAAGGGTGTGAGAAGACTCTTCCTGAGATAATTTGTTCCCATAACCTACTTACATGGCTACCATATGCAGCTTCTAACAGTGCGGTCTCAAGTTTCCTTGGGAACCTATCTGTGAAGGCAGTCATATCTGAACTGTATAAGGAGGTTCCTAAACCTTTAACAAGTTTAGGTATCTCATTTTGTCTATAGGTCACATCACTTGGCAGTCTTTTCAAGAAGGACATCATACTTTTATGTATGGCGTTCAACGAGAAATTGGACCACCAATCTGCAATAGCAATAACTCGTGTTTTACACGCTTTATCGCTTAACAGAACGAGTTTAGACGTTTTATAGTCTCCCTCGTGTGACTTGTACGAGTCTATATCCATGTATGGAGAGGTGATACTCAACATACTACGGATAGCAGACAGCAGTTCAGGTTCTTTCCGCAATGCGGTCAGA